CCTTAGAAAAGCAGAAAATGAACACCGTGGTCAATGGTGACCCACTAATGGTGGAGGTGTTATTCCCCCCGGCCCGTTTGACACTTGAACAGGCTGGTTATATTAGACAGTGCGTGGATGTTATCGCTACTGTCGTGTCGATGTTTGGATTTGATCGCAACGAATACAAGATGAAGGGTTCATATGATCACTGGATTTACTGCGCAGCAGCATCCGGTGACCCTATGAAGTTTGTGAAATGGAAGCTTGCTGCCTTTTATTCCTTTTGGAAAGGCCAAGAACTTCCTCCTTCTCCTTGTGGTGCATTGGATAATCCCTCTGTCTTACTCGGTGGTAAGGCGTATAAATGGTTACGTATGGTTCAACGTACGAATTCAGACCTTTTTGAGTGTCTGATTACGACCATTTTATACTCCAAAAAGGGTATGCCTCGTCCTACGAAAGCTCAGCTTCGTAAGGCGGAGAAGGCTACCTTCCACGAGTTGACTCGCCCTGTGGCTCCATTCGGTGCCAGTTCGCTTGTTCAATGGGCTGATATTGAACAGGATTCTCCTGTACAACAGATTCTCTCCCGAGGAGCTGTTGTTGCAGAAATTGAACGCACGGTCGATGAACTGTTCTCTGATGAGGAGTACAGTGATAAAGATCGTTTGCGTCCCTTCTTCCCTTCTACGTCCGCGAATTATATTAATAATCGCGAGATGAGTGGGGCAGTGGGGTGTATTATGCAGGATCCAGAACTTTTGCAAGGGTTAAAGAGTGATTCTCCCCTCGTTGTTATCAAGGAAATACAACGGACAAAAAGATCTGTCGCTTACCAACTAGATACCTCCAAGTTGGAAAAGCATTGGTCTGTACTCTATGAGCGTATGGTAAAGAAAGCGATAGAGGAGCCGGCAATTGCGGTCCCTCTTGCTCTTCCGGAAGCTCTTAAGACTCGTGTTATCACTAAGGGTCCCCCTTTTCTGAATACGGTTTTGAAACCGCTTCAGAAGAAGTTGTGGACGGTTCTTAAGAACCATCCGGCCTTTCAATTGGTTGGAAAGACAGTGACAAACGAGGTGGTGCAAAATCGTATGGGAAAGAAACTCCGAGAGGATCAGTATTTCCTTTCTGTGGATTATGCGAATGCAACGAATGAGATTCATTCGTGGTGTTCCGAAGCTGCAGCTCGACGAATTGCACTACGTCTTAAGCTGACGGATGATGAGTCTGAGATGTTGGTTCGTTCTCTTACTCGTCACACCATTGAACTTCAGAAGAATGGTGAAGTTATCGCTACGGCCCCACAAACCGTTGGACAGCTCATGGGTTCCATTACCTCCTTTCCTATTCTGTGTATTGTTAATGCTGCGATATGCAGGTGGGTTTTGGAAGTTTCGAGTTCACAAATGCAACGTAAAAAGTTGCATGAGTGTCCTCTTATGGTTAATGGAGACGACGGATTGCTCAAAACCAACTTGGCTGGTAAGCTGATTTGGGAGCGGGTTTCAGCTTTTTCGGGTCTGAAGCCTTCTGTAGGTAAG